GGAGTTTCCACGTTAATCCACCGCCTATTTTGTTATAAGCGGTTATAGGATGAAAGCATGGCATAGTTGCTACTTTATTTTATAGTCGGATTCCGCCTCTCATTGGACGTGATCCTCTTAAAGAATTTTTTCTGTGTGTTCTTGCTGCTGTGCGAGAGAACATTCTTTTTGATTTTTTATAGTTCATTTTTCTAGGTCTTCTCATTGTTATCACTCTCCTTAGTTCGTGAGGTTATTTTTACGACTAACCCCTAAAAGGTGTCAGTCGTTACAGTTGTATCAAGTGGACAACTGTTCTGCCGCGTCGGATTCATCCGACTTGCCTGCTGGGAGGGACGTTGTTTCCTCCCCAGCTTCTGCTTGTAGAGCCTGAGCTAAACGCTCGTTTTTAACAGCTAAACCCCATTCCTCCATTTGTTGGAGGTTATCGGGATTTTCTGCAAAATTTAAGAAGCTGTGCATCTCATTGTTGAAGTGAGCCTTCACTTGTTCCGGTAATTCTTCAAACAATGTTTTTGCTGTTGCTAGTTGATTTTGCATTTCTGTGAAATCCACGTTTGATACGTCTGCGTATTGTGGGTTTGCTTTTGTTTGTGGCATAATTCCTGTTTCCATGAATTGTGCTAATATCTTGTTAATATCACACTGATCCGTGTGATGCTGTTCTGTGAGACCGTCATTAAACGTCTCACTATAATCTTCGTTGCCTAAATTATAGGCTGAACGAAATGTATTTTTTGGTATGCCTGTGGCTTTTCTTTTAGTCATAGTTTATCTTTGAACTCCTGGTATACGTATTGGTGAATTATCTGAATATAGTTTTGTTTTGCGCAGCGCTCTGAAATTAGGTGAATTCATAATTTCTTTGTCGATTCTTGCTAATTCGACATCCGCTGCCATTTTATCTCTTTCTCTCATAACTTTTTCAGCTTGCGTACTAGCAAGTGCTGTATTAGTCATGATCTGATATTCAGTTTTTTGAGCATTTTTCAATGCTTGAGCTGAATTTGCCATTTGAATGGCAGCAGCAGCTTTGTTTCCTACTGGCGCCATTGCGCCGGCTGATGACGCACCGCCAGGTGAACTTGCTTCTTTAGTTCCGGCCAGAATGGGATTTATTCCAGCAGCTTTTAAATCCGCCATTCGGCGTTGTACTGCAGTATTGGACATTTCACGCTGAAAGTCCATTTGTTTTTGTGTAGAAGCTGTTTGATGCGCCATTTGACGCGCAGCTTGTTCCGCTGATGCTACATTAGTTTCTCTTTGACCAGCATAACCAAATAATCCTGAGACTATTGGGTTTGCTAGTTTACTAAAGGCTTTTCTAAACCAACCCATTAGAAATGAGTTCCACCTGGAATGCTATTTACTGGCATTGGTCGTGTACATCTTAGTTTAAATAGCGAATCAAATATAAATTGAGGTTCGCTTGCTACCGCTAATGTACGTTGGACATTAGTGTCTGTTACCTGTATCCATGAATCACCAAGTAGTGGCAGACTTGCGTATTCCTGTGCATAATGCCATGATTCTAGTGTACCTGTTGCGTTAGAACGGAATTTACCAGTTACTGAACTTGGCTTGTATCTGTATTCCGCATAACGCTCTTGATAGCCGAACGTAGTTTCGTCGGCTGCTGATCCTTGTGCGTAGATCTCTTTGTTTTTAACTGCTTGTTCGCCAATCGTTGATAACGTTGGCCAGTAGTAGTCATATATTGTTTCTCTACTAAACATTCTGTTCAGTCCTTGTTGGTATGTTAAATCTGTTCTAACAGATACCATACCTATTACTATTGTATGTTCAGTGAAACTCTTTGTAAAAGAGTGGCCACTAAGTACAGTAGTTCCTATCGCCGATAAGTTACCTTGCGGTGTTGTTGCGTCAGTAGACGATGTTTGTGCGACCGGACTTATATTTACCGGTGAGGATCCGCCACCCAGATATTCTGGTCGTTGTAATCTAGCGTCTGGGCTAGTTACATTGAAATGATTTTTTATTACTTCGATATATCTTGAACCGCCTCTAGCTTGTATTTCAAGAAATTTTTGTGTTGCAAATGCTAATCGAAGTTGGTTAATTGTTGCTGCAGTTGCGTCAGTTAGATCAGTAAATAATTTATTATTACTATCTCCTGTATCACTTGTGATTGTTAAATATGTAGGTGTACCTGATGACATTTTATAAGCATCAGTACCAATATTTGGTGCTTCTACCGTTAAGATACCATTATCAGTACCATTAGTATAAACAGGGGCAACAGTACCTAAGGGTATCGTTACATCTGCACCTTTTTGAGGCCATGGTAAACTTGATGTAAAATAATCGTGTTTTTTTCCTCTGTTAAGTAATGCATACGTCGTTGCGTCTGCTCCAGAAGTTGTTAATACTGTTT